TTAACTAACAAGCAAATGAATGGGCTGTATAATCACCCAAAAGTTAAAGCTTTTGTATCGCTGACTCACGGTGAAGGATTTGGTTTGCCACTATACGAAGCGGCATACAACAATCTCCCAGTAATCGCAACTGACTGGAGTGGGCATTTGGACTTCTTGGTTACAAGAACTGCTAAAAGACGAACAAAACAATTCGCAGCAGTCAAGTATGAACTCAAGCCAATCCCACAAGATGCTGTCTGGGACACTGTCCTACAGGCAGATAGCAAATGGGCATACGTTGACAACAAAGACGCAAAAAAGAAAATGAGAGACGTCTTCAAGAATCACTCTAAGTGGGAAAAGAAAACAAAGAAACTGTCTTCTACATTCGAAGGAGAGCAATATTGGTTCAATAAATTCAACGAGGCATTGAATTTAGGAGACAGTTAATGAATAAAACAGCAATTATTACCGGCGTGACAGGACAGGACGGCTCTTATCTTTCAGATCTTCTGATTGATAAGGGCTACACTGTTATCGGTACTTATCGCAGGACGGTTTCTGATTTTGAGAATAAGACTCAAAACATAAGCCACTTACTAGAAAACAGAAACTTCATATTGGAAGAAGCAGACGTCACAGACTCCGCTTCCCTTTATCGTCTGGTACACGAATATCAGCCAGACGAGTACTATAACTTGGCTGCTCAATCACACGTTGGTACGAGCTTTAAAACGCCCGTTAGCACTACTGAGATCAATATGATGGGCTGTCTATATGCTTTGGAGGCAATACGTCTCCAGAAGCCATCCTGCAAGTTCTATCAAGCATCTACAAGTGAGATGTTCGGCGACAATGTAAAGTGTCCGCAAGGAATGAACACTAGGTTCTCTCCTGTTTCGCCCTATGCTTGTGCAAAGCTAGCAGCCCACCACATGGTGGGAACATACCGTAAGTCCTACGGTATCTTTGCATGCTCAGGCATTCTATTCAATCACGAATCTCCCAGACGAGGCGAGAACTTTGTGACAAGAAAGATAACGAAAGCTGCAGCAAGAATCAAGCTAGGATTGCAAGACGAGTTGCGCTTAGGCAACTTATCAGCCCAGAGAGACTGGGGACATGCTTCTGACTTTGTCAAGGGAATGTGGCTGATGCTACAGCACGAAACACCAGATGATTATGTTTTGGCAACTGGAAAGACAAATTCAGTACAACAATTTTTGGATTATGTATTTGAATTTGCAGACTTAGATCCCAAGAAGCATGTTGTAATTGATCCCAAGTTTTATCGCCCATGCGAAGTACCAAAGCTATGGGGGAACCCCGACAAGGCAATGATTGAATTGAAATGGCGCCCCGAATATGACTTTGAGATGCTAGCAATGGAAATGTATGAATCAGATTTATTAAAAGAAAAAGGAGAAATAAAATGAACAATACTGAAGAAAAAATAAATATTTTGCAATTATCAGATCAAGCACTTGGTGCTATAATGATGGCGTTGCAGAACAGTCTATTAAGCCAGACAGACATCGTTCCAGTCCTTAAAGGATTGAAAATGGTTAACCACCCCTCAGAGGGCTTAGTCGTTACAAATCCGCCAATCTTGAGAACTGGCGAAACTGTAGAAGCGAGTGTACAATTGAAAACTGGTGAAACTATAAAAACGAGTGTACAATAATGCCAAAGTATTGCTATCGTTGTGATGAATGCGATAGTCAATATGAGGTATGGCACGGAATGACTGAGGAGCATAATGAATGTGAAATTTGCGGTGCATCCTCAGTTGTCCGTGTCCCTTCTCTTTTGGGTGAGGTGATCAGAAACAATTCCAAGAAGAAAACCGGAGATCTTGTCAACCAGACAATTGAAGAAACGAGAGAGGAAATAAAGGAATACAAGAAAAATTTAAGCAAGGAGCTGAAAAAATGATTTTGGAAATAATATTAGGGGTTTCGATTTTTTTTAATGTAATGCTTGTGTGGTATATCTATAAGCTTTTGAAGAACCTATTAGATATTGAAGATCAATTTTTAGAAATGAAAACAAAACTCATAGAGTTTGCAACTCACTTGAAAGGTATAAATAAAGTTGAGTCATTCTATGGAGATCCTACTATTACTGCACTGATAGAGCATATGAAAAAGTTATCTGCAGATATTGAAGAATATTCTAAGATAATGGTTGTTTATGAAGATGATATGGAGGATTTAGATGGCAACGAAAAAGAGGAAGCGTAGAGCTAAAACAAAAAGAATGTACTTTACCCAAGTACATGAAGATGCAATTATAGAATATAACAGCATCACAGACTTCAAAAGAAAGACAGAACTTTATGAAACGCTAATACACCCAGCGTTGGATGAAATGGTAGATAAGATAGTTTATACTTATAAATTCACTTCTCTGCCAAACATTTCAGAACTACAGTCTGATTGTAAAGTTATGTTGGTGACAATATTGCATAAATATGATCCATCGAAAGGATCGAAAGCATTTTCTTACTTTTCAGTAATTACCAAGAACTGGTTCATTGCTCAAGTTAAGAAGAATGCTAAAAAGAATAAAAGAGAAATTTCTTTAGAAAATTATATAAGTGCAGAGAAAATGAATGGAACGGAGCTATATGCAGACGATCCGTATCATGCGGAGAGAGAAAGAGAAGAATTTATGGGCTTGCTTAGAGAAGAGATATCTTCTTGGGAATCCGCATCAATGCGCCCTAATGAGAAGAAAGTGTATGAAGCAATTAAAACACTCATGGCAAATGCTGACAAGTTGGAAATATTTAACAAAAAAGCTATTTACTTATACTTGAGAGAGATAACTGGCTTAAATACTAAGCAAATTGTCGCTCAACTGTCGAAAATGAGAGTAAAATACTCTGATTTCAAGACGAGATATGAAAACGGTGAGTAAATATGTCAAAGAGACTTAATAAATTTATTGAAGAAGCAGTAAAAAACATTAGAAAAGATCGTGAAACAACTCAAGAATTATTGAGCGATCTGATCAAAATAGCGGCAGCTAGCGAACATAACCATAAAGAAGTTAGTCTAGCTGCCGCAAAATATGTAGAAACCCTGCAAAGATCTAATGAGCAATTAGTTAAGCTAGCTGCTTTGATCCAAAAGGAAGAAAAGAAAAGCGACGCTTTTAATTTTTCAAAAGATGACAGAGAGGGTATTTATGATATGATTGCTGATGCACCGAAAGAGGAGGAGTAAATGAATGTCATCGAAATTTATACCACCACCAGATCAAATTAACACGATAAGCTCTAAGAAGTCCAAGAAATCTTTCTCAGACTTATCCAAACAATCCATATTCCATGAGATGAAAAGGAATATCAAAGAGTCTTACACGACTGACTCTTTTGAGCAAGTCGGACAGTTAAATGCGATTGTGCTGGAAGTGATTACAGAAGATGCAACTAGAATGCTCTGGAAGAATCCGTTAATGTCTTGGGCTTATTATGAGAGAAATGTAATCCCTGATTATGTTGAAGTAAGATATAGAGTCCCAGAGATACACGCACACTTACCAGAACCAGAACACGCTGAAGACTGGAAGGCAATAAATAGACACCCAAAAGCTATAATGAAAAAAGACAAGGGTGTGCCTGAAGTTGGTGACATTGTGACTTTAGATTTCAAAGATAAGAATAACTTTTCTGGTGCAATGGTAATCGAAGGGCTTAATTCCAACCCCGGCCCAAATCCCGGAGGATCTTGTAGTCCAGCAGGGACTTTTGGATCTGGAAAGCCTAGTTTTAATGCGTCTCCTCCGACAGGAGACTCCCAGAGTCCATCGCCACAAGAATACTCAGCAAAAAACACTCCCGCTCAAGAATCTTTTGAGAATGGAGTTGATTATTCGTTGCCACAAAGCAACAAGGAAGATTATGAAGATGCTGATGTCACTAATGGCTGGAATGAATTAAAATTCGGCATATATGTAGTTTCCATTGATGAATTTAACAACATGCCAGATTTTCAAAATTTGGAGAAATTGCCACAGATATTGGAAACAAAAAATATATTTTCTATTTGTTTTCGAATCACCGAGGGTAAAAGAAGATTATCAGATATTATTCGATTAACAAGGGCTATCAATATACTTAAAAGTAAAAACTATGAATGCTCTCTTATGATGGATGGGGGATCAAGCATTGATACTTTTATGAAAAATTTTGTTCACTTGGCAGCAGTTGCTAAGGTAACAAAGATAGATTCGATTATATACGAATTAACTGATGAAAGAGGGGAAAATTACGACTCAACCTACTCCAATTTCGAGAAAAGACAAAAAACTCTTAAAAATTTAGCAAATGGCTTAGGAATTAATTTCTTTTGTTCTGTGACAGAATTTTCCGTTTTTGATCTTGTTTCCGGAAGTGAGTGGATATGTGATAAAGTATTTCTAACACAAAATCATTGGGACTATCAAAAACTCAGATCGAATATCGTCAACACAGAGACGCTTAATGACACATTGTTCACAAGATTGCTACGATCTAAACTTTCTCCCCAAAACGTTCTTGATTATCTTCCTTCCGGATATTCTCCTTTTGATCCAAGCTCATTGGACACGGGGCAAGTTTGGCCAAGCTTTTGGTGCTCCGGAATTAACTTTCTATATATAGATAATGATGGGGTAGAAAAGTGTTTAACTGGAAAGAGAACAGCTGGTATTTTAAAGAAGGATATCCAAACTCCAATAGATGACACGACATGGGGAAACTACGGAGCCCTCGCCAGAGTTACGCAAGAATGTGGTAATGGTGTAAAAAACTTATCACTAATTTATAACTACTCCTCAATTGATAGTTATATAACAGAAACTTTAACCACTGCCGGTACCGGAATGTTATCCATTCTAGAGCCCAATAAGCAAAGCTTCCTAACTAGTAGCGAAGATATCCAGAAGCCATATAAACCAAATGTTGAAGATATACAGGGCACTCCAGAGACTCCAACAATTGAAGAACCATCATTTCCTGAGCAACGATCTGACACGGCAGCACCCACATCCACTCAAGACGCCACACAAGCACCTGCACCCGCAGAACCAGCGGCATCACCCGGAGCATCCTGTACTCCTTTCCCCGGTGGGCCATCACCATTCGGAGCTTCAAATGCTGGAGCAGCCGGTGGCGGAGCACCAGTCACTCCTCCATCTTATAGATTCGATTCAATAGAAAATTATCAAAACCTAGGATGGACAGCGTCTTCTCACCACATCATCAACGATGTCATTTTTGATTTCATGCAAAGATTCTCTGCTGCGGTATACCGAAGATTACCAGCAAACTCTCCTAGCTTTACTGGATCTGATCCCAAAAAGATAAGACTAACATCTACTATGAGAACAGCAGAAACACAAGTTAGATTGATGTGGGACAAGATCGACAAGCAAGGGGACAACGGCGTATGGAAGGTGTATGGAAATAGACGTGCTTGGGTTAAAGCGGTGGTTAAGGGATACCATGAAAAAGATTTTGCAACACCGGTTGCAATCATACAAAAAAGAATAGATGACGGATTGACATCTGGGCACTCAACCGGTAGAGCCGTAGATGTTCACACTTGGAGTCATATCAACGCTGAAGGAATTAACTCCTCCGGAGCCAGTATCGCTAAAATGAATTCTTCAAAATTTGTTCAAGCGATAGTTGCAGCAGCAAGAGAGTGTAATGCAAAACCTTTGGTTGAAGATTATCAGCAACATGTTCACATAACAATATTATAGTGAAGAACTAATTACTGTGGAGAAAAGTTAAATGCCTACACTTAAGAGCGCTTTAGATATTGAAAATCTAAAAAAAGAGCTAAAAGAAGATCTGGAATCTTCACCAGCATACATCAAAGCAATAGCAGGAAAAGGAATAGCAAATTCTAGACTATCTGAACCTCTACCACAGTTTGCCCAATCGAAAGCTGAAAAGGTTATTGATAATGGCACAAACGCTAGCATAGTTGTCGGTAGAGATCGTCCTGCTTCAGTTTTTTCCGGATACGGAGGCAGAGGAGACTCAGGAGCAGGAACAATTGATATGGTTAGTGGTAGAATGTCTCACAAGCCCTCGTCTGTCAATAACTCTAACGAAGAACTCAGAGCAAATCCAGATTTTAAACTAGATGCGTCTAGGATTTACATAAGTCAAAAAACCGATATTGATGATAATTTTGATTTGGCAGAAGGAAGAATTGGCAGATCTACTGCGAGAGCAGGTATTGCGATGAAATCTGATGCGATTAGAATCATAGGCAGAGAAGGAATCAAGCTCACGACGGGAACTGATGTAAAAAATTCCACTGGAGAGGATGTTATAAGTGTCGCTGGGATTGATTTGATTGCTGGAAATGATGATTCAAATCTACAACCTTTAGTTTTGGGAAACAATGCCAATGAATCTCTAAACAAATTAACAAATTATGTTAGTAAGCTATCAGGAATATTGCAAGATGTGATTACTTATCAAATGAAATATAATATGAAGATCCAGTTACACACACATATAACTGCTTTTTTTGGCACTCCAACGGCACCATCAGAAACATTAGTCAATGCTGGCATAGATGTTGCAGTTGATTTGGCTAAGTGTTCAAAAAATCTTATTAAATTTAGGACAAATTTAAGTTTTCACAAACAGACTTACTACGCTGTTTCAGGAAAAAAATATATCAATAGTAGTTTTAATAATGCAAATTAGGAGTTTTTGATGACAACAAACAATACAGTCACACTTAGGACAATTTTTGATAATACAGGATTATACGAAACGCCTGATTCTAGAATAGCACCCATAATGAAAGTAGGTGCTAATATTAAGTTTGATATTTTAGACATAAACTTGGGCGATAATTATGAATTTTGTAAAGTTAAAGTATCTGCAGAAAATGAAGCTATGATATTTACAACACAACCTGATGAAGCTAAAGAATATTACATAAGATCTTATTTTTTGGGTGCCCTAGAGGGGGAAGATGAGAGTCTAGAATTGCTGTCCTTGGTGAAAGAACAAGCAGAAGAAAAATACACTACAGATGAAATAAAAATAAAAGATGCAAAGATCGGCATACCATACAAAGAAAATGGAAAATACAATATAGTAATAGACACCGGACTTACACAGCCACATGAATTACCTACCAAATTGACAGGCATGAAACTTGAATCACTGGATACTCTTTTAGAGTATTTTGGAAAAAATGTCGACAACATAAGCCATGCTGCAAAACAGAGCTTTGTTGAAAATCCATTTAACCTAATGCAACATTCAGAGCCATATCTCCCCACTCGTCCCAATCAAAACATCCGGATAAAACTATCAATATCAGAAAAATATTTTCAAGTATTTGAAGAAATGGATTTTCAAACTTTTAGCGTTGCCAATATACATAAAAATTTCATTGCATGCAATATCAAAGTTAACGAAATTGAAGGAATTATAGACTCTTTGGCAAAAATTTTAGACAAATATGATAGTCAAATTTCAAAGTTTAGTGGTGAAATCGAAGGACTAGATTTTAAAAAAATGTCGAATGATGCAAGAAAATTTTTATCTGATTTTAAAAAATACTTATTAGAAAATGATGTAGTTATTTCTTCTTCCGATAATAATAAATTAGAACTAGGATTTGACAAAGAATCTCTATCATTGTCATACGTGTTATATTATGATCCTTTTGGTAAATTTTTGAAAATTGGTATGAACATGTTCTGTAAGCTAATGGATATAAAGATATCTAAATTATTGATCAATTATAGGAATATTTTGTCGTCGCTCCAATCTGGAATGGGGTGGATGGATTTTTGTAAAAATTATTTTACTGGAGAATATACGATTAATTTTGCCAAATTGGCTCAAATTGGAAGTGTGGCAAAAAAATCTTTAACAAATTTACAAGACGACATACAAGCCGCAAAAGCTGATTTCGAAGACATGTCTCTTATGATACCAAAAGATGTGTCTGGGTTAGAGGCTTTGAAGAATGATGAAAAATTTAGAGAAACAGCAGCCGAACTTTTAATGAGATCAAAAGATGTTGTAGGGGATAATTTCTTGATCAACCTACCAGAGATTTTAGCCAACATACAAGATTTAAATTCATTATATACTTTGGTGTTTGATAAAGTATCCATTAAGGATTTGACAGATATCATGCTCGAAAATATAGGAGAAAAAATGAATTTACCTGATCTTAATGAGATAAAGGTTAGGGGAATTTTGAAGGCTATAAACTCAGAAGAAATTCCGAATATCATAACAGATGCCATTACTGGCGGTATTGTAGCTATTGAAGATCTAGTTGAGAGCTTCACTGAAGGGTACAATTTTTCCGAACAACAATACTTGAAATTTATTGAGGCTGTTCAAACTGTTGTCTCTGAGGTTGGCGGTTTTGATTTTCTTGACTGTATATTGCACATAAAAGAAGACGGAAAATTAGGTGGGTATTTGCCCGAATCTTATGAGGACGAACAAGTGCTTACCCAATTGGAAGTTAAATTATCAGAACTAAATATAGCATCAAAAGACGAAACTAGCCATTGGAACATATCCAAAAGCTATATTGATTTTAAGGATTTATTTTCCCAGTCCTTTGCCAATAATATAATAAAAGAAATTTTTACGAACGGAATAAAACAATTTACAATAAAAAATACATTTGGCAATTCTGAAACAACCGGCAACCTACCTAAGCAAAAATTTAATATAGCAGCACTTGATTTTTTTAAAAATATCGATAAGAAGCAATTGACTAAAGCACTAGACAATTTGATTAAAAACATGTTTTCTGATTCAAAAAAGCATCAAGAAGCTGTAAAGCTAGCTAGTGTTGATTATGATGGAACAAGCAATGCAACACAATCTCCTTATTATGATTCTAATCAGTTTACAATGCCATCAGATTTAATGAAAAAGTTATTAAACATTTCCAAGATAAAAAATGAACTAGATAAGTTAAATTTAACCAAAAAGAAACTTTTAAAAAAGGCTGCTGGATTAAATCTGGATCATGAAATTAAAAAATTAGATGCAAATTTTAAACTTCCATCTATTCAAGATGTAAATCCTAGTTTCGATTTTTCCAAATTTCAGTTTGAAAATACAGGAGATATGTTCGGCTCCGCAGTTGAGGCAATTGAAAAATCAATAATATCAGGTATTGAAAGTGGACTTGTAGCGTCTTTTAAGAGCATGCTACAGAGAGTGTTAGAGTCTCTTAACAAAGACAGTCCAGATATAGATAAACCCGACTACGGAGGTTTAAATATGAATGATATTCTAGATGCAACAAGTGGTTTTGGAGCAGAGATGATGGCTAAGCTAGCATCGATTAAGATAGAAGGAAGCTTGGAAAGATCAAAGAAGAAAGGTAAGCAATATTGTAAAGATCTGGATATAGAAAACATTGACTTACCATCTTTGGATACAATACGAGGAATGTTTGATGACATCTCCCTTTCTCTTAAGCCAATGGAGTTAACTAGAATCATGAAAGGACAAGTAAACTCTAGAGATTACGACAACATATCCTCCGCAATACAGAACCCGGATCTAAAGACTATAATAACGGAAGACTTGTTTTTGGAGATTATTGGCATTGCTACTGATTATGTTGATATGAATTTGCTAGAAAGCTTAGAGCATGCATATACCCAAGAAGAGGTTATGATTTCTGTTTGCGAAGATGCTGGCATACCTTATAACAAGAGAGATATTAGGACAGATCTGGGTAATAAGTATCCAAATTTAACCGACAATGAAGTTGATGAGTTGGTTGATTCTATTGTAGATGATGTAAAAGATTCTATGATTGATGCCATAGGAAATTTAAAAGAAAACTTTCAAGATAACCTTCCTTTTGGCGAAGATCCTTGCTCTTTTATGCCAAAGCCCAGCGACATCCCTCCGATGGATTATGTAGATGATATGGCTTTCAATTCTATATTTGATCCCATAGAGATAGAATATAAAGGAGAGGCAGCTGTAGTACCAGACTTACTAATGAGCGCCAACCAATCAGACTCATATGTTCAATTATATTACTATGCTTTTGATAATATGATTGATCCGGGATCCGTCGGTACAGATGAAAACGGCATGCCAACAATTGGATTTATACCAGCTAACGAAACAGAGGCTTGGGAAACTGTCGGCGGCGGAAAAAGAATATATAATGAAGAATTTGGAAACCATTATGTTGGTAGATCTACAAAATTATATGAACTTAGAGCCAATGAATTTCATGAATTAACCGAAGAAGAACTGGAAAAAAGAGCACAAGAAGAGCGCCCAATAGATGTTCAACAAAATGAGAAAGGAGAATGGGAAATAGATTTTCCCGAACAAGTTTATGTTCGAAAACTAGATCAAGAGTTAACACCGCTACCAGAATTGAAGAATTGGCTTCTGCGCCCAGTTTTTGGTGTGGCTCAAAAGCTTGATCACGCAGGTAGAAAAAAGATAAGACTTTCGCTTAAAATAGACGATCACACATCAATACAAGATTCTGATTATGAATTAGAATTTACTGAGGGCGGGTATGCATATAAAAAATTAATACCAGATCCTGCACTAGTAGATGTTGAGTGTGGAGAACAGATCGAAGTCACCGGTGTCACCGGTGATTCTACAACCCAACAATCAATAGTGAGAGACATTGAGGATGCGGTAAGAACTAGTTTTGAAGAATCTTCCTTTTATATCGATCCACAGAGTGCTACAACTAAGATTGAGAAAATCATTGAATTTCAAAATCACTATGCCAATTACTCCCATCAATATGCTAGAATGAATTTCAATGAAGAAGTCGGTACCGAAAACAATGAGGGTTATCGCCCGTTCGCAGCTAGAATAGTTGGTGCTATTTTTGAGCAGCTAGGAAGAATGATATCAAAAACTAAATTGTTTAACACTAGTGATATGCTAGCATTTGTGATTGATGATGAAGATATAAACCTGTTAAAATTACAAGATGAAAAAAATTCTGCAAAAGATGAATATAAGGCTGAATGTTCGTTCACTGAAGACGACAACATGCTAGAGGCGTCTTCTATCAAAAGGCTCATTTATTTGACTATTCGAATTTTTGTGATCGAAGAGGTGGTTAGAGGCTGCTTCATGTATGACAAATATTATAACTTGCAAGCAGATGATGAATATTGCGATACAATATTTTCAAGCGTACTTGCTGAAATTTCACAATATTCCGAAGGGTATTACGAAAGTATATTCCGCCCAGAATACAATAAGGCTTTTGGAGAGAGTCTTCCGAAAATAGCCGATATCGGTGACACAGCAACCCCTCCACGGTTTAAAGAGGCAGTAAAAGAAATATATGAAGACATTTCTAGAAACTTTGATCAATTGTTTAGAAAAGCAGAGAAGTCGGTATATGCCGCTTTTTTAAAAAACTGCGAATGGGATATGGATACTCCTAGCAAGGGGACGAGGAAAGATATGGGATATCTTATTGCCAATTCTTTTGGAAGGTATATGCAACCAGATCGTGATCTCTATGCAGCATCAACAGAAAGGAAAGAAAAAATTAGATCTAGATTTGTCATTCAAAGATCCGTCCAAAAACATGATGATTATGTCAACAGAATGCAAATGGAGATTCCCTATGCCACCGCCGGAATAAATAAAACAGAAAACCCTGATTATGATATAGTTGTTAAATTTTGTTATGTATATCAATACCATGTCGAAACAGGAGCAACTCCTGACTTGCCAAGCACACCAAATCCCGGATTTGGTTTGATTGATAATTACAGCGCACTATTTCAAAATGTTGCATTGCCTGAGCCCGTTGGCGATTTTGGTATGACTTGGGACAGAATTGCTTACAACAAGCAAGACACTTCGTATGAAGTTGTGCTTAACTATGGCAGATCCGACGAAAAGAGATTCATGATCCTGCCATTAGCTATCATGAGAGAGGGAGTGCCAAGCCAACAATTACCACTAGAATTTAGTGAGAAATATAGGGATAAAGATTTGTTGGCTGAATACATACTAGCAAAAACTTCTGATGGAAATGACTCTAAGATTCTTGACTTTTTGAAAACAAAGGCTCGTATACCAGTAATGAAAGAATTCTTGGCTTCTTCCATACAGACTAGAATGTTAACAATAAAGCCAGAAATCGCATTAATGTTTAGAGAAACAAAAACTGCAATAAGAAAAGCAATAGAATCATTGGCGCAAGATGCATATGATTATGAAGAAAGGGACACAAGAGCAACACAATTAGAACAATCATCAGAAGTATCAACCAACCCAGAATTCTCTTCTAAAGCAGCAAAAATGGCTCTAATGACAGTGCCAATGATTATTAAGGGCTTTGCGGAAACGTTTGACAACAACATCCAGCTAGCCTCAGCAATCAGAAAGACATTTGATAAGGCTGGTGTTGACATCCCCCCAGCTGCAGCATCGTTACTAGCATTGCCGTCGAATGTAATTCCAATGGCGCCCGGCCCACCAATTACGCCACTTGGGCTCTTATATTTGGCTACCAACTTTCTAGAACCAAAAGAAAGAAAAAAATTAGCCAACCTTAAGAGAGGGAAAAATCTTAACCCACATGCAGATCCGGAAACTGGATCGTTTGCAGGTGGATCTTTGGAAGAGCAGATTGCTGCAGCAACAGAAACCGCTATTGAAAATGCCAAAGAAGCCAAAGAAAGATACGAAAGAATAGTGACTGGCATAATAGAGATGAGAAGAGTGTTAACAGTAGTGAGACATCGGTTGGCTATATCAATGCCTTCCGGAAAGTTGTATGTACCGCATGGTTGGAACTTTGTTCGTCTACACAGATCACCATTAGGAGAATCTCCGATGTATAATTATGCAATGGCTTGGGGTGATTGTCGATTTGATGATCTTCCATACACTGTTTCAAATTGGGTTTGTGTAGATGGCAGCATAAATGAAGAAGAAGATATTGAAGGAGAGTCTATCCTCCCTCTTTGTAAATATGACAAGCAATCCTCCGATGGGTACCCAACTATTCCCCTGATTCTACGCCCAGATTGGACAAATAACTGGGGTAACTACTCCCCGCCAATCCCACTCCCAGTGATAGTGAGTTCGGATCTGACAGGAGAGATGAAAGATGTACCTATTGCAAATATACTAGCGCAAGTTTGGAACCAAAGCTATGAAGATATCGCCCCCGGCCCCCTCGACATAACGGGAAATGGATTCGGTTTACTACCAGCTTTTCATGAATGGCAAACCATGGGAGGTAACGTCAAAGCAGACGATACCTTTCAGCCATCCGAAGGCGCCGACTGGAGTGTAACCAAAATTTTCTGGAGTACTAATAGTCACCACGAAGGAGTTGGGTTGCGAAGAGCGATAGGACAAGTATTTAAGCACACATATATAATGTTTGCAATAAGAGTGTACATGGTGTACTTCTTAGATAAGTGTTTATCTGATAATGGACAGGGACAAATATCCTCGGATTATTTCTCTGACATAATGAACCCTGATACCGGCTACAATACAAGAATTTTCGGTGATTCCCTGACGATGAGCATTAACGGCAGCCACAAAGATCCCCAAAATGCAACCATTGCTCAAATCCCCGGTATAATTACGAAAGTAATTGACGTCGCTGAAAGTGAGTGGAATAGTCAATATAATTTCAACAAATCCAGCATCACCTCCGGAACAACATGACAAGGTATGTACATCATGAATATAAACATGTGCAACAGGTACAAAAATTTCTGCATCACCGGCAAAGCTTCAAATTTGCATTATGCAAGATTTTTTAATCCCACAGCACTTATAGAAGAATCAAATAATTATGGACTAGAAATCAACCCAAGTCACACTGAGCTGGAACCTTCTCTTAACGAACTTCGAACAACATATCTTGCAGGATTAGATCAGATAGAACGTTTAGGAGAAGAATAGGAACAAAAAGTATAAAATTCACTATTTAATCTTTGAGGAAGCAACATATGTCAAATTATTCTCCAAGTCTACCATTATCGATAGATCCTATTAACGGATTTTCAAACAACCAAACTATTATTGAAGTTGTACAACAAAACTTAAAAATGCTTTTGTTAACTAGTCCGGGTGAAAGGATGATGGATCCAAACTTTGGAGTTGGGATGAGGAGATTTTTGTTCGAACAAAACAACTCAAACACACATTCAAGAATCAAAACAAGGATTAAAAAACAAGTAGCTGATTACATGTCTTTTGTTGAGATTGAGGATGTTATTTTTGCTTTCGAGAACAATGATTCGATGATGAAATCTAACGGATTGTTAGTTACTATAAAATTCTATATAAGTCCAGTTGGAGTTCAGGGATCTTTAGGAATACAACTATAAAGAGGGAAATAAATGGCTAAATACGACGACAAAAACAAAAAAGTGCCCATAAAGTACACTTCTAGAAGCTTTAATAACATCAAGGAAGATTTGGTAAATTATGTTAAAAGGTATTACCCTGATACATACAAGGACTTTAACGATGCATCGTTTGGCTCTCTTGTGATGGATACTGTAGCGTATACTGGGGACATCCTATCTTTTTATCTAGATTATCAAACAAATGAATCGTTTTTAGACACTGCGAATGAATATAATAACGTTGTTAAGCTAACTAGGCAAATGGGGTATAAATATAGGGGACGAGCATCGACGCACGGATATGTCTCATTCTTTATCCTAGTGCCAGCTGACACAACAGGACTCGGCCCAGATACAAGATACGTCCCAGTTCTCAAAAGAAGAACAGAGGTAGCATCAACTGCAGGGGAAAACTTTATTTTGACAGATGACGTTGACTTCAGAAACGCATCTAATGAGATTGTTGTAGGTAGAGTTAACACACAGACAGGCTTGCCAACACATTACATTATTAAAGCAACCGGAAGAGTCATTTCCGGACGATTAGTCCAGAAGAATTTAACTTTCGGATCATTCAAGAAGTTTAATAAAGCTCTCTTGGGGGATTCAAATGTGGCTGAAATTTTAGAGTGTACCGATAAGGAAGGGCATGAATATTATGAAGTGGAACACTTAGCACAAGATGTGATCTATAGGGAGATACCAAATAGCGATTCAGCAACCAGAGATGCTGCCCCAATGCTTCTTAAGCCAACAGCAGTGCCTAGGCGCTTTGTACTTGAAAGAAATCGTGGAGAGACATTTATGCACTTCGGGTATGGCTCTGAAGAGGATATAAAGATCGATAAAGTAGTTGATCCATCAAACATTGTATTAAATCAGTTCGGAAGAGATTATGTAACAAATACAGACTTTGATCCTTCTAATTTATTGGGAACTGACAAATTTGGAGTATCTCCTGTGAACACAATTCTTAGGGTAGTCTTTCGTGTCAACTCTAGTGCTAATCCAAATGCTAGTGTTGGATCTGTGAGTCAGATCATCCGTAGCCTATACAGTTTTGAGGATCAAACCACTCTAGATCAAGGAAAGTTAAATTCAGTACGTGCATCGCTAGAATGTACCAACGATACACCGATTGTTGGGCATGCGAACATACCAACAACAGAAGAATTAAAAGTTCGAACAAAATCATTCTTTGCAGCGCAAAATAGGGCAGTAACTAGAGAAGATTACAAATCACTAGTCTACAATATGCCGCCTAGATATGGCGCTGTCAAGAGATGTGCCGTCTTACAAGACAAAGACTCTTTCAAGCGAAATCTCAACATGTACATCATTTCAGAAAATAAAAAGGGAAATTTAACAAATTCAAATGATATTATAAAATCTAATATCAAGACTTGGCTAAATGAATATCGGATGGTAAATGATACTTTGGACATTATGGACGCCAAAATCATCAACCTGAGCCTTTCATTCACAATTGTAACCAAGGGTGGCTATGATAAATTTAGAGTCCTTGACGAGTGTCTGAGGACGCTTAGGAACCGTTATCTGAGACACTTTGATATTGCCGAGCCTTTTAGTTTTACTGAAGTATATTCTACATTGAACAGAATAGAAGGGGTTGCTGATACTACCGACGTCACAGTTCTAAATCAAAATGGTGGCGCTTATTCACAAGCAGCTTTGGATATATCTGCTAACATAACTCCGGATGGCAGATTCATTGCATGTCCGTTGAATGGAATATTTGAAGTTAAGTTTCCAACAATCGATATCAAAGGGAGTGTTAAATAATGACTATTAAAAGATACGTCGCAATCGCAGACAACACAATAACAAATCAATACGATGAAGCACTCAGCACACAAAAGACTAGTGCCAATGCTGGATTGGCTGACTCACTAGAATTGTTTAAGATTTATGGACAAGTTACTTCCACGAGCAAAGAGCAGGCTAGGATTTTAATCAAATTTCCGATCAATGAAGCCGACTTATCATCAGATATTAGAACGATCAAGCAAGATAGGGATGCAGGAATTCTTCCAGCGTCTGGATCTGTAAAATTCTATATGAAACTTTCCAACGTCAGACACCCAGAAACGGTACCCACCAATTTTAAGATAGTGGCTCATCCACTCAAAAAAGCATGGGATGAAGGGTTGGGAATTGATCTAGATGACTATTCCGACACAGGGCAGTCAAGTTGGCTTTCGGCGTCTTCCACACAGAAGTGGGATACAGCTGGAGCATCACATGCAAACGATGTGGACACAACGGCGGCATACCTTATGGAACAAGAGTTTGATACTGGGCTAGAAGATTTTGAAGTTGACATTTCCAAATACGTGGAAGATACGCTTAAAACCTCTGCCGCATACAACTCCGGAAATAATCATGGACACATACTGCAGTTCTCCTCTAGCTATCTAGCCGATGCAAATTCCTATTACACAAAGAAATTCTCAGCTAGATCTTCGGAATATTTTTTCAAGCGTCCAATCATTGAGGCTCGCTGGGATTCATCGATCAAAGACGACAGAAGTAACTTTTATTACAGCTCTTCTTTATGTGATGCGACTGATAACTTAAACACACTTTATCTATACAACAACATTGGAGGAAGATTAAAGAACATTCCCGGAGATCCATCTAACATATATGTACAATTATATTTGTCTACTGGATCTGCTCCAACCGGTAGCCCATTGAGACTAGTCAATGGCTCTGGTGTTAACAACACTGCTGGCGGACTAGAGATAGTTACTGGTTCAAAAGTATCCACAGGAATCTACAGTTGTTCTTTTGCAATGACAGGCACTGCTGACACCATTCATGATGTATGGTATAACGGAACCTCCACCATATATCACACAGGAACAATTTATCCAGAGACTCGCTCTCTAGACGGAACTACGAGAACAAACGATTATTACGTTTCAATTACTAATCTAAAACAAGAATACGATAGTCAAGAAACTGCAAGATTCAGAATTTATTCTAGATTAAAAGGCTGGAGTCCAACTATTTATACTAGAGCAGTTTCTGAGCCTCAACTGCACATACCAACATCGGGATCATATGAAATATTTAGAATCATTGATAATTACAAAGTTGTCGAACATGCAACTGGGAGTCTCAAATATACAGAGTTATCTTTTGACGGCTCAGGAAGCTATTTTGATTTCGATATGTCTATGCTTGAACCGGGGTATACCTATGGCATAAAATTGGCATATTATGACGATTACATTTCCGATTATAAACCAATCGACAAAGTATTTAAATTTAGAGTAGAGAAATATGAAACTTAAGGACTTATTCAAATCAACAAAAAGCGTAAAATCATCTGGATTGGATGATATAGCAGCAGAAGTAGAATCGCAAGAATATATCGAATCTTTCGGTAAAGACAAAGTGCGGTTCATGCCGAATGTGGACTATAGCGATCCCAAGAATTTTGCATTCTACGGCTCGGCCGAGAAATATTATACAGATGCGTTTGTTCGAATTAAGAACAATTATCCGTATGATGGATCTCAAAAAGAGAAATACGATTGGATAAATGAATCTACGTTCTTGGATTTGTACATTTTTGAACACAGATACCCTAGATTTAACGGATATGCTAACTTCAGTCATGCCGGCTGGGGAACACTAAATGGCTCCCTCATCGGTGGTTACGGGCGCTCTAATACAAATGAGTATATCAAAACATTCGGTGGCCCAAACGAATCTAGCAAGACAGGCTTAACAAAACAATTTGACGATGCTAACAAGTATGCGACAGCATCCTTGAGTTCAACAGCATCAGTTCCTAACGGACAGTTCAGAGAATCAAACCTAAATTATAATTTAGATGGCGGTGTATCATTAGAAATGTGGCTCAAGAAGCCAGCATTTGACGCTGCAAAAACAGAGAAAGAGGTTTTATTCGATCTGTGGAATGGTGAGGCAACCAATTCAGCACAATACGGAAGGTTCACACTAGAACTTACTGGTGCTGCTACTGGCTCACCATTCCTACTAACTGCCTACGGGGTTAACAAAGCTGGGGATGCAAACGTCGGTTTCAATCAACAGTCAATCGGGCAGAACATTACGAAAGCATCGATTACTGACTGGACACACATAGCGATTACAGCTAAGAATTCAGGCTCTGACGTTGCTTTGAGCTTTTACGTTAATGGAGCCCTCAATCAAACTTCAAGTGTCTCTAACGTCAATCTAGGGCACGTAACGGGCTCTCTGACATCGTTTATCGGAGCACTACAAGCGCCAACCAAAGCAAATACAACACTGCAACTGGGCGCTGGTAAATTTTCTGGATCAATTGATGAATTCAGATATTGGAAGACAGAGAGGACATCAAAAGAAATCGGACGCCATTATTGGACAAACTTTGGAGGCGGATCAAACACAGACGAAGCCAACACAGACTTAGGTGTCTACTACAAATTTAATGAAGGTGTCACTGAAATTGCAGCAACTGACGCAGTTGTTCTAGATTATTCCGGAAGGGTTAGTAACGGTGTATGGACTGGATATGCAGCCGGCGGACGTTCTACAAGCTCTGCTATTGTTGAGTCAGGTGTATCACTAACGGAATTTAAAGATCCTACAATTTATAGCACACACCCAGACTATATTTCTATTTTGAGAGAGCTAGAGGCATCTGGTAGTCTATATGATATAGAAAACAACGCATCACTAATCAATTCAATGCCTAGCTGGATTCTAGAAGAAGATAACGAAAAGGAAGGAAACTTACGAAACTTAACTCAAGCGATGTCTAGCTATTTTGATAATCTGTATTTACACATTCAAGAGTTAAATTCTCTAAAAGATGTGTACGCACACTTTCAAACAAATACAATTGATGACAGAGATATGACTAGTGTTACTGGCAGCACCAAGCCGCTCCCGTTTGCTGATAGACTATTGACAAACGTAGGCTTCGTCGCACCAGAACTTTTCGCAGACGCTACAGTACTTGAAGCACTGGCTACTAGAAGTGAAGATGAGCACTATGAGATGACACTTCAGAATGTCAAAAATCAAATTTACCAAAACGTATACTCATCTTTGATTAATGTTTACAAAAGAAAAGGAACTAACAAAAGTTTCCGTAATATATTACACTCCTTTGGAATTGACGAAAACATTGTTAAAATTAACTTTTATGGAGACAATGTAGACTTTGAATTGAACGACAGACATTCTATTAGAACTACAAAGCAAAAGTTTGTTGATTTTAATCACCCTGATCGCTTTGCAGGAACGGTATACCAACACGCCCAAGGCACTGATAGTGTGAACTATATTACCGGTTCCACTGGAAATATGGAAAAATATATACCT